GCACGCAAATCAGCCGATGACCTAGAGGACTTGGGTTTCCGTATCATCTGCCAGATGTGCAACGAGCGCCCAAGCGTGAGGGAAATCAAAGACCGCATGGTGCATCACGAATGGACGTGCTCAAAGTGTCATACAGTCAATTCAGCCGGCAAGGCTTAAGTAAAGGCTAAGAGAGGTTAGGTAAAGGTTAATGGATAGATTAGTGGAGTGGTTTTGGTGCAAGGTATTTGGCCATGCTTACATACTCGATGAAGTTGATCAAAACCCAATCGTTTACTGCACTTGCTGCGAAAGGGTTAAGTTAATCAAATGAGCAATAACAGCCGCAAACATAGAGGCTACAAAACGGAGCGCTCGGTAGCGGCTTATCTTTCGCAGTGGTGGCCACACGCACTCGCGAATGGGGCTGGACGATCTGGGAACGACGTAACCGGGATTCCGTTCATTAACCTGGAGATAAAGGCGCGCAGCGCGTTCCAGCCCAAAGCATGGATCGACCAAGTGGAGAAGCGATCAGAGGTAGGTGGGGGCTTAAATCTGGTTGTGTGCCGCATGAATGGTCAAGGTGATTCTGGAGAAGCAGTAGAGAATTACTTAGCCTTTATGCGGTTCTCCGACTTGGTTGATCTATTAGTTAAAGCAGGTTACGCTGAATTTGGCCAAGTTATGGGAGAATTAGAGCCTGAGCGCTGCAACAAATGTGGCGCGTGGAAGTTTAAGGATCTCACATGCAAATCATGTTCGGTAGCATCATCTAATGCCAACCTATGAATTCGAATGTTCAAATGACCGATGCGAGGCCAATGTGCGCTTCGATAAGGAGTTAAAGATCAATGAATCCCACGAAATTGAGTGCCCTATTTGCCATGAGCAAATGCAGAAAATCTACCAATCAACCCCAGTCATATTTAAATCAAAAGGCTTTTACAGCACAGACAACTAAACGACACGCCGCTCTGAGCAGGACTTTTACAAATGAGTTTGACACGCTCGGTACACTAACAGGGCTAGAGCAGCCCAACTGCTCAACGCGAACCCGTAAGGGCATAGTTCGCGTGGTAGCAATAGTGTTGGGGATATCTCTATTCCTGCCCATGGGGCACGCAATCCCTGCTCAACTAGATCCTAATCAAAGCGCAAAAGCATTTGCTAAAAGCCAAATACCAAGTAACAAGCAATGGTTGTGCCTAAATAGACTTTACTCAAAGGAAAGCGCATGGAACCCCAAAGCGCGTAATGGCTCTCACTATGGAATACCTCAAGGAAGATCTATATATCTAAAGACAGCCTCACCACATAAGCAAGTAACGTGGGGCTTGCGCTATATTAGTCACAGATATCAAACACCATGCCAAGCATGGAAACACTTTCAGCAAAGGAATTGGCATTAGATGGTAGTAGTCAAGTGGTACTACAGTGGTACCAATGAGTAGCCTTAAAGGATCAGGCTCTACGTCTAAGTGGAGAAGATTAAGAGAGCAAGTGATCGCACGCGATGGTGGTACATGCCAACGATGCGGTATGCCAGGCTCTCATGTTGATCATGTAGTACCAAGGCGTTTAATGGATTCAAACGTCGTTGATAGCCTAGATAATCTGCAATTGCTTTGTGCCGGTTGCAATTTACGCAAGGGGGGTAGGTTTTTTGAGAGCGAGAGAACACCCCTGACTCTCCCTGGTTCTTTTTACCCTAGAAACGGCTCAATAACCCACTATCAGGACGAGTCCGAGTGATTACCCCTGAAACGGCTGAAAACGGCTTAAATCGGCTTACAGAGCCTCTGAGGGGCATCACAGAGCCAAGGCTAGAGACTCCAGACCTTGGTTTACCGTCGCATGGCCAGTCATTCATCGACTTTTGCAAGCGGATCGACTTCCCATTGCTCCCATGGCAGGAATACCTGGCGCACCGGATGCTTCAGTACAAAGCCGATGGGCGCTGGGCTGCATCTGAGGCAGGAATCGTTCTAGCACGTCAGCAAGGCAAATCGACCTTCATGTCTCTATTGATCCTTTGGAAGATGTACGAGATGGGCGAAAAGTTGCAGGTGGCAACCGCTCACAAACTCACGACCTCATCTGAAATCTTTTATAAGATCGATCAGATCATCCAAAGCACGCCGGAGTTGCTAGATCGCTTTGCCAAAAAATACGAATCTAAAGGATCTCAGGAAATCCGACTTAAAACCGGGGAGAGATATTTAGTTCGAGCCAATAACTCAGCCGCTAGAGGAATCGCGGCAGTAGATACGATTTACATGGATGAAATCCGCGAGTACCACGACATGGATGTCTGGAGTTCAATGCGCTATACCCAGATGAGTTCCCAAAACCCGATGGTGATAATTCTCAGCAACGCCGGAGATCAACATTCCGTAGTGCTTAACAAACTGCGCGAAAGAGCCATGGCGGCGATCGCAGGATCTAATGACACAATCGCCTGGTTCGAGTGGAGCGCACCGGCTGAAACCCCTGTAGATGATTCGCCTGCATTCTGGGAAGGCGCTCGACAGGCTAACCCATCACTTGGCTACACAGTTCACCCGGATAACTTAAAAGCGGTATTACACGATGACGAATCGATTATCCGTACCGAAGTTTTATGCCAGTGGGTTTCAGTGGTAAATCCAGCGATTAACCCTAGTGCGTGGGCTGCATGTTCTGAAGCCGAAGTAAAGTTAGATCGCGAGCAAAGTACCTGGATGGCCATAGATATCACGCCAGATCGGAAAGCGGCTGCCCTAGTAGGAGCGCAACAGCGTGGAGATAAGTTCATAGTCGTATTACTGGCAACTTTTACTAACCCGGTAAATATTGACGATAAACACATGGCCAATGAAGTCGCGGAGTGGGTTCGCAAGTATCCAACCGAAACAGTGGCATATTCTCGCCAGACTTCAGGCGCAGTCGCGGCTCGCTTGGCTCCAGCCGGAATTAGCACGATGCCGATCGACGGCGCTCTCTATGGACAAAGTTGCGACGAAATGCTCAGCGCGATCACGTCAAATCGTCTAGTGCATGGAAATCAACCGGAATTGAATCAACAGGTGTTAAGTGCGGTTCGTTTGCCATTTAAGGATGGCGGATGGTATTTAGGCCGGAAAGCGAGCGGAGCGGTAATTTGCGCGACGGTAGCGATGGCCATGGTTTCACACTTTGCAACGCGCCCGGAAACGGAAGTCGATATCATAGTGGGATAAATCGGACATTAGTGTATAATTTGCACAAATGGGAATTAAAGACTTTTTCGTATCAACGCCGCCTGCTGAGAATCCGGTAGATGTAGCGGCATCTCTCGCGCCTTTTGAAATCAGCCAAGTAGCAGGAATCAATGGCCAGGTATATGTAAATTCTGCTCAGGCTCTCAGTGTTCCAACAGTAAGCCGCGCTAAGAATATTATTTGCTCCACAGTGGCATCGCTACCAAAAGAGCAGTACATTAAATCAACAGGCCAACACATAGAGCCAAATCGCTGCATCAATCAACCTGATAAACGAGTTCCCGGATCAGTAGTTTATTCATGGCTCGCATTTGATATTTGGTATCATGGCGTAGGTTACGGCCAAGTTTTAGAGATGTATGCAGATGGTCGCATTCAAGACTGGACACGCATTGGATACGAGCGCGTTACGCCTCAATATAACTCCAACCTTACAGAAATCATTGGTTATTCAATCGATGGCAAAAATGTTCCCCTATCTGGCGTTGGAAGCGTAATTGCATTTCCTGGATTAGACGAAGGCTTTGGTAATCGCGCAGGTCGCACAGTACGCGCAGCAGTTTGGCTGGAACGCGCAGCAGAGGCATATGCTAAGAATCCAGTTCCAGCAATGGCGCTTAAATCAACAGGCACAAATCTTTCAGCAGAGCGTATTCGCAATCTGCTTTCATCTTTCAATAAGTCACGCCAAGATGGCAACACAACCGCATTTCTAAATGCAGATGTAGCGCTTGAGGTTTTAGGTTTCGATCCTGCCAAACTTCAGTTAAATGAAGGCAGGCAGTACGTCGCTTTGGAACTTGCCAGACACGCAGGCATCCCGGCTTATTTCGTAAGCGCTGAAACTACTTCAATGACTTATAGCAATGCAATTGGCGAGCGTAAAGCACTTATCGATTTCTCACTTCGCCCGGTACTTCTCGCAATCGAGGAACGCCTCAGCATGCAGGATTTCGTTCCAGCAGGCACAGTTATTCGTCACGATGTAGATGATTTCCTTCGTGGCGATCCATTGCAACGCGCTCAGGTATATCAGATCCTTAATTCAATCGGGGCAATGACCATCGACCAAATCAAAGAGGAAGAAGATCTAATCGACAATGGAAATTAATTTCTCAGCAAGTAACGTTACAGCGAGCGCCGATAAGCGTGAATTATCAGGCCGCATCGTTGCGTGGAATGAAAAGGGTTATACCTCAGCAGGCGAGACAATCTTTGCGCCTAACTCATTAACTTTCAATAAGCGCGTAAAACTTTTGCTTGAACACGACCGAACCAGACCGATCGGATTCCTTAAATCCCACGAAATTACGGCCTCAGATGTTCAAGCAATCTTTTCAGTCGCTAAGACTTTCGCGGCAGACGATGCCATCGAGGAAGCAAGCGCTGGATTACGCGACGGGTTTAGTGTTGGAGTAAAAGTAAATGCATGGGATAACCAAGATGGCGTAATGGTTATTTCAAGCGCGACAGTGCATGAGGTCAGCCTAGTAACTGATCCAGCCATCGACTCAGCGAGAGTTGAGCGCGTAGCAGCAAGCGAAAACGCCGAAGTTTCTGAATCCATAGTGGAAACAGAAGTAATACCTACAACAGAAGGAGAAGGCCTAGTGTCTGAAACCGTTTCAGAGGCAACCGTTACCGAAGCGGTTGAAGCCTCAAAGCCAGAAGTAACTGTAACTGCAAACGCACCAGTTGCTTATTCAACTCCACGCATCGATACAAACGTATCTGCTGGAACAGTAGCAAAAGCACAACTCGCAGCATCACGCGGCGATGCAGATGCACGCGACCTACTTGCAGCACTTGCAGTTGCAACAGTTGCAGAAAATACAGGAATGGTTCCACCAACATATCTTCGCGATGTAATTGGTGTAATTGATTCTTCACGTCCATTCATCGATTCAATCGAGCGCGCAGCACTTCCAACTTCAGGTATGAAGATTTTCACACCTAAGTTAGGCGCTCAGGCAATCGTAGGAGTAACTGCTGAGGGTGCAGAGTTTGCATCACAGGATACAGCAGTCACGTTTCAGGAAGATGTAGTCGTAAAAATGGCCGGCGCTGGCGTGCTCGATGTTGAGTTGATAGATCGCAGCGAACCATCCTTCCTCGACCTCTATATCCGCGAGTTGGCTGCATCCTATGCACAAAAGACAGATGCATACGCAGCACAGATTGCAGCACAGAATGCAACTCAGTCATCTTCATCTACAATCTACAAGGCAATCGCTTTGGGTATTGCAGATTCTTACGGCGTAATGCGCCGCACTCCAGATCGCCTTCTCGTTGCTAACACAGGCGGCGAAGATGGTATCGACTTCTCAGGCCTACTTGGTGCAGTCGATTCAACTGGACGTCCACTATTTGCAGCAGCAGCACCTCAGAATGCTAACGGCCTTATCGCACAGGGATCAACAGCAGGAACAGTTGCAGGCCTTGGCCTCGTAGTTGATCCAAACTACACAGGTGACGATGCAAACGCAAAGCACGCTCTCGTTTACCCATCAAACGCAATGCGATTCCACGAAAGCGGAACGATCGAATTGCGCACAAATGTTGTTGCTAATGGACAACTACAGATCGGCCTCTATGGCTATATCGCAGTAGTAAACCGTTACCCAGCAGCATTCCGTAAGTTGAACGTAGCCTAACCAACTAATCATGGGGGGGCGGTTGCTCCCGATCGCTCCCCCAGCAGTACGAAAGGATTGAAATGCCCAGCATTATTACAGTAAACGAACTTCGCGCAGTGCTGGGCGTTTCATCCGCTCTTTATTCAGACACCATTCTCAGCGACACAATAGATGCCGCCGAAATCGTGATTTTGCCAATGCTCACCACGTTTTCATCACCGGTCGATGCAGTTGAACTATCAGAGGATGTTGCAACTTTTCGCACTACTTTGCCACATGAATTTACCGAAGGTTCTAGCGTGGTAATCGCTGGATGCGGCAGCCCATTTAACGGAACTCGTACCGTTTTATCAGGCTTTACAGACTACGAATTTTCCTGCGATATTGTAAACGCAGACATTAAGTTTAAGAATATTATTCCAGCCGGAACTGCAACCCTTACTGGCGCATCTACTTATGTAGGAAATGCCGCAGTAGAGCAGGCAGTCATGAGCGTAGCGGTAGAAATCTTCTCATCCAAAACCTCACCTGGAGGATCAATGGAAGGCGTGGATTACACAGTCGTTTCACCGTTCCGCCTTGGCCGCAGCCTTTTCAACAGAGTTTCCGGCCTTCTCGGCAGTTATATTGACACCGAAAGCATTGCTCAATAGTGCCAAATACAATTCTCGACACAGTACGCCAGCCATTAGCCACTGCGCTTGCTGGCGTAACTGCTAATGTCTACGCATACGTTCCAGAGGATCCATACGTTCCGTTTTGCGTAGTGGTTCCAGATTCACCTTACCTCGAACTCGAAACCATTAACAAATCAACGTTGCATGCCAAAATTAACCTAGTGATCTCATGCGGAGTTGCCTATAACAGCAACCCGGCTTCATTGGATAATTTGGAGCAACTAATCATGAGCGTTTTAAAAGTTGTTCCGGTTGGATACACAATTGGAGCAATCGAAAAACCGTCGGTAACGCAAATTGGCGCATCGAATAAACTCGTTGCAGATATTAACGTTTCCACCTACTACACGCAATCAAACTAAAGGATAAATAATGGCAACCACAGTAATCACCGGTCGCGATATTTCTCTATCTTTCACAGGTGGAACAGATATCGATGCCCAGGCAACTTCAGCAGTACTTACAAAGACAAACGTGCGCGAGACTTATCAAACTCTCGATGGCGAGGCTTACAAGACTACAAACGTAGAGGGTACTTTTGCACTCTCAATGTTGGCAGACTGGGGCAAGGCTAACTCAGTATGCGAGGCTCTATGGGCAGCAGCAGAGACTCCAGATACAACTATCTCAGTAACTCTTACAGCAGCAACAGGCGCTCAATTCGTATTTCCAATTCTTCCTGAATTTCCAACAGCAGGCGGAGCCGGAACAGATGCTCAGACTGTAGACTTTACTTTTAAAGTAGCAAAGGGCGAAGTCACCGAGACTTTTTCCTAAACCATAACTAACGGGGGCAAATGAAATGCAGCAACAAATAACAATTAAATATAACGATGGATCGGAAGCAATGTATGAAGTGCGACCACCTGATTACGCTCGATGGGAAATGACTACCAAAAAGGTTATTTCCCAATTTGGCGGCATGTGGGACATTTTATACGTTGCCCATTCAGCAATGAAACGCGATGCAGGCGGCAAGCCTACAAAAGCGCTTGATATCTGGATGGAAACAGTAGCAGACGTTGAAGTAGGCGATGCCGACCCAAAAGTCATCCAAGAGGAAGCGTAAGCCGCCTCGTAGTTGAATTGGCAATAGCCACTAAGATCCCAATGGATCACTGGCAAACTGCCGAAGATATTTTAACCGCTATTGAGATATTAGAGGAGAGGAATCGTGGCTGAACAAGTAGGCTTCGATAAATCTGAACTTCGATCTGTCTTTAAAGCGTTAAAGAATATGGATGAACAGGCGCAAGAGGAGGCGAAGCGCGTATCTGGAGAATTGGCAGATTTTGCTCGTTCCGAGATTATCAACGCTTCGCAAACTCTGCGTAGTCGTGACGTGGCCAGCAGAATCGCCCAGGGTTCTAAGGTTAAGAAATCTTCCAAAATAGGCGAGATTACTTATGGCTATACAAATCAGAAATTCTCAGGTGGTGGAACTACCAAGGATTTATGGGGTGGCTCTGAATTTGGATCAAACAAATTTAAGCAATTCCCAGTCTGGTCTGGCCGGCAAGGCAGAGGCTCCAAAGGTTGGTTTATTTATCCAACATTGAGGAAGATTCAGCCGGATATCGTGCAACGTTGGAGCAAGGCTTTTGATAAAGTATTGGAGAAGTGGACATAATGGCAACAGGTACTAGAGCCTTAACGCTTAAACTTCTCGCGGATATTGATGACTTCACAAAAGGCCTTAACAAAGCCGATACCCATGTAACTACATTTGGCGAGAAGGTTGCAGATTACGGCAAGAAGGCTGCATTAGCATTTGCAGCAGTTGGAGCCGCAGCAATAGCAGCAAGCGTGGACATGGTTAAAAACGCAGCAGCCGATGAAGCGGCTCAGCGCACACTTGCTAAAACTCTTGAAAACACTACCAAGGCCACTAAAGCCCAGGTAGCAGCAGTTGAGGATTACATAACTAAAACCTCTCTCGCCAAGGGAATTACAGACGATCAACTTCGCCCGGCGTTTGCTCGCTTGGCTCGCAGCACACAAGATGTTCAGAAAAGCCAAGAATTACTTAATTTGGCCATGGATATTTCAAGCGCTACAGGTAAGCCATTAGAGACTATCTCAAACGCTCTGGGTAAGGCATATGACGGAAATGCCAGCGCTCTCGGCCGCCTTGGCTTAGGCATTGATTCATCTATTCTTAAATCTAAAGATTTTGATAAAATCACCACTGCTCTCAAAACAAACTTTAAAGGCTTTGCTGAGCAAGAGGCAAACACTTTTGAGGGTAAGTTACGCCGACTTCAAATAGCCTTCGATGAAGGTAAGGAAACCATCGGCGGCTATATTCTGACAGCCATTACTCCCCTAGTCGAGCAGTTGGTTAATAGGGTTATACCTGCTATTCAAGATTTCACCTCTAACCTTGGCGAAAAGTTGGCTCCAGTGATCCAGGTATTTCAGCCAATCCTTGAAGGCCTTACAACGGCTTTTGGATATATTAGAGATTCAATTAAAGAAAACAGCGATGAATTAGAACCCTTTTACAATCTCATTAAGGCCATTGCTTCATTCGTGGTTAAATATCTCGCGCCGGCAATAGGCGAAACATTAGGGGCAGCCTTTAAGGTGGTTGGTGGCATTATTTCTTCAGTCATCAACGTATTTGCTGGATTCGTATCTAAAATTCAGTCAATCTACGACACCATTAAAAGCATTATTAATTTCATCAAAGGCGCAGGATCCAAGTTTGCCGATATGCTTGGATTTGGTGGTGCCGCTCCAGTTGCACCTAAAGTTGCGACAGCGCCATCGGCTTCATCATTTTCCGCTTCATCCTTATATTCACCGGCTGCTTCAACTACTAACATAACAGTAAACGGGGCAATCGATGCTGAAGGTACTGCTCGCACGATAGCAAACGTTTTGAACCAGTCTTACTATCGCGGAACCTTAGGCGCTGGAGCCTTCGTATGACCGCATGGGCTCCCGAATGGGCTGTCTCGGTAAACGGTAGGGGTGATGTTACTGATCTAGTAATTTCAGACCTAACTATCACTTCAGGTCGAACAGATATTTATTCCCAGCCAGTAGCAGGTTACGCTCGTTTTACAATCCTAAACCTGGATCAATCGCCAACCGGTTTTGATGTAAACGATTCAGTTGTTATTAAGGTCAAAAACTCGACAGGAATCTTTGTGCCAATTTTTGGCGGAGATGTAACTGATATTGATTTGGTTGTTCGTACTGGCGAACCTGCCATCACTCAGGCCATTTCAGTAACGGCATTAGGGGCTTTGGCAAAATTGCCTAAAACGACTACTACCGGCATATTAACTAAGGATTACGACGGCAATCAGATTTACTCGATTCTTTCGGATTTGCTATTTGGTGCATGGAATGAGGTTCCATCCGCTCTCCAGTGGAATGCCTATGATGCAACCACCACCTGGGCAAATGCTGAAAATACTGGATTAGGGGAAATCGACCGTCCAGGAGATTATGAATTAGCCGCACGATCATCTTCAGTTACAGATGTTTACAGTCTCGTTTCAGGCTTGGCTAAATCAGGCCTTGGCTATATTTATGAAGATTCATCTGGCCGAATTGGTTATGCAGATTCAACTCACCGAGGCCAATACCTTGCAGCCAATGGATACGCCTATATTGATGGCGGCTGGGCTTACGCTCCAGGGATTTCAACTTCTCGGCGCTTAGGCGATATCCGCAACAAGGTAACAATTACCTATAAAAACGGCCAGCAGGTAACAGCCGAAGATGCAGAATCCATTTCGACCTATGGCATGCAGGCAGACAATATTCAGACCAGTATTGAAAATACAGTAGACGCAACCTCTCAGGCTAATTTTTATTTAACTCTCAGGGCTTATCCTCGGACTCAATTTAAATCTATTACCTTCCCAATGGCTAACCCAAACATCCCTAGTGCATCACGCGATCAGGCGTTAGAAATCTTTATGGGGCTTCCCGTAGATATTGAGGATTTGCCAAGTAATATTGCTAATGGCCGATTCCAGGGGTTTATCGAAGGCTGGACATGGACTAGCCGATTTAATGAGTTGGATTTAACTATTAACATTTCGCCAGTGGCTTATAGCCTTCAGGCGTTCAAATGGAGCGATGTCCCGGTTACTGAGACATGGCTAACCATTAGCCCTACATTGGACTGGAATAACGCTACAATAGTAGCCTGAAAAGGAGCATAAATGGCAACGACTACAAATTACGGGTGGACAACCCCTGACGATACCGCCTTGGTTAAAGATGGCGCATCTGCCATCCGCACCCTTGGTTCTTCTATTGACACAACTACAAAAGCGCTTAACCCTTCAACAACACTTGGCGATATTGAATATCGTTCTTCTACTGCTAACACAAACACTCGCTTAGGAATCGGATCAACTGGTCAGGTTTTAACAGTTGCTTCAGGCGTTCCAACATGGGCAAATGCCGGCGGTGGACAGTTTAAGGAACAGGTTTTTACATCAACGAATGCTTCGTACACAATCCCGTCGGGCATCACCGGATTTTGGGCAGTATTAGCTGGCGGCGGTGGTGGTGGAGGAGGTTGCACTAGTGCGTCCGCATATAACGGTGGAGCCGGCGGTGGTGCTGGTCAAGTTTTAGAAACATACTTCACAATTTCAGGCGATACAACTTTGAATATCACAATCGGCGCAGGTGGCGCAGGTGGAACAGCAGGAGGCAAAGGTTCCAATGGTTCTACAACTTCAATCGTTGGTAACACTTCATCGACAACATATGCAAGCGCAATTGGTGGCGGTGGCGGTGGTGGTAGCGGTTCAGGAAATACAGCAGGATTAACTGGAGCATCAGGCGGTGGAAACGGAAATCCTGACTGGGAATTTGGGACAGCAGGCGGCGGCGCAGGTTGGCATGCTTACGCATATGACGGTGCAACTATTCAAAACAATGGACAAGCAACAAATTTTGCTATGTACGGCGGAGGCGGAGCCGCAACTTTATTGGGTTCGACTGGTCACTCGGGCGGCAATTGCGCAGTAAATAATCCAAGCACAGGTCGCGGTGGTTATGGCGTTGTCAAGTTTGGTCGCTTATTAGGCGGCGGCGGGACTGGGGCTTGGTTGTCAACATCTCCAGCCGTTTCTTTCGGCGGTGGTTATGGCGTTTCAAATGCAGCAGGAACAGCAGGAACAGCAAACACAGGTGGCGGCGGTGGTGGTGCTGGAAATAACGGAACAGCCGCAAACCGTAACGGCGGCAACGGCGGTTCAGGTATTGTAATCATTCGATGGGTTGGATAAGGGGATATCATGGAGAAGCAAATAGCGCTCGTTTCAAAATCCGATAACAGGGTTAAGAATGTTTTAATTGTTGATTCTTTTGATGATATCGATTCCTTTAAAACTGAAGAATTCGAAGCAATAGCAGTTGATAAATCTCAGCCGCATTTACACGGTTTATGGGATGGCAAGAAATTCACTGAACCAACTCAGGATTATTTAATCGAAATTGGCTTATTAGTAATTCCAGAGGAACCTATAATCGATGAAGCCAAAGCAGCAGCCAAGCAAGCAGTTTTGGATAAGTTAGGTTTATCGGCTGAAGAAATTGCTGCTTTACTTGGATGAAGCCTAAGTTATGCAAGGCCGGGCAAACGTTACGATCTCAAATAAACGATGCCTACAAAGATAGAGATACACGCTCCGATGGTTGGCTCGGTGATCAGGCTCACGCATTACGTCCTAGCGATCACAACCCTGCTCAACCGTCTGGAGTTGTTAGAGCAATCGACGTCGATAGAGATCTCTCTGGAAAGCCAAAGCCCGACCTCATGCCCTATCTTGCTGATCAGATTCGACTTTGTGCAAAAGCCGGAGATAAGAGAATCAAGTACGTCATTTTCGACCGCAAGATTTGCTCAAAAAAAACCCTATGGCGATGGGTTAAATACCGGGGGATCTCGCCACACACTCACCATTGCCACGTTTCATTTACTGAAGCAGGCGATTTGCAAGGCCAAAAATTCGCTATCCCACTATTGGAGAAATAATTGAATCTAAAGAATCCTACAATGATGGCAGCAGGCGCATTTCTAGCAGCCTGGAGTGCTTCAAACTTTGATACCGATTACCGCGCAATTCTCTGGGCTATCCTCGCAGGAGTCTTTGGATTTGCCACACCTAAAAAGTAATGAATCCGCAAGATCTGGCTGCCATTGTCGCGGCGATAGCGACGGGGCTGGCTGGTGTTACTGCCATGCTGAGATTCTTGGTGATTCACTACCTCAGCGAAATGAAACCTAATTCTGGATCAAGCATGCGCGATGAAATTCAAAGAATCTCTCAGCGTGTCGATGACCTATATAAGATTCTTATAGATAGACAATAAAGCATGGCTCGTAAAAAGGTTATAGATCTAGACACTTACAATGCTCTCGATGCATGGGCTATTGGTATCAATGAGATGTATAAAGCGCTCCGTCGAGCAGGCGTAGCGACTGACCTTTGTGTCGCAATCATAATCGAGCCATCGGCGTACCCAGACTGGATATTGCCTAAACCCGATCTCATTCCGAATTACTTGGATGATGACGAAGATGAGGATTAATGAAGCGAACCGTAGTAGTACCGGATCTGCAAGTTCCCCTACACGATGAAGTCGCAGTAAACAATGTTGCACGTTTTATTAAGGCTTACCGCCCCGATAGCGTACTTACTCTGGGAGATGAAGCAGATTTCACAGAGATCGGGCGCTGGAGCGAAGGCAGGCCAGGATGGTACGAACAAACCTTAGCCGATAACCGCGACCTTACGGTCGATATCCTTTGGCGCTTAGGCGAGTATGCCAAGGATCAGCACATGATCCGCAGCAACCATACGGATCGATTATTTAATGTAATCATGAATAAGATTCCGGCCTTTATGAGCCTGCCAGAGTTGAAGTTTGAAAAGTTCATGAAACTGGATGAATTGAATATTACCTACCATAAAAAGCCTTACGCGGTCGCTAAGGGCATTTTGGCGGTACATGGTGACGAAGGCTCAGTAAAGCCTACGCCCGGCCTCACGGCCTTAGAGAGCGCCCGCAGGGCGGGTATTTCGACCATCTGCGGCCACACGCATCGCGCTGGGTTCTCACAATTTACAGAATCAAGCGGTGGACGTGTTAATCGGATCGTAAGAGGCTGGGAAGGCGGCCATCTAATGGACGTTCGCAAGGCAACCTACACGAAGGGCACTTTCAACTGGCAGCAAGCATTTATCATCGTCGAGGAAGATGCCAAAGGCGCGCAGGTCAGCATTATCAATTTAGAGAAGGATGGTACCTTCGTGGTACATGGCAAGCGGTATGGACGATCTCGCTAAATCGATAGTACCGCTCAGGCGTACGGTGGACGATGGGGTCGATGAGGCTGAATCGTTACCCTTTCGTTATCAAAAATAACTGGTTTTTGCTTGACCAGGCTTGACAGGGGAGTATTGTTTGCTTCGTAGGGAATCCCACCCCCCCTACATGGGAGAAAACAAAAATGAAGCATACTTTAACGATAAAAGGCGGAAGAAGCCATTTTTACGATTCAGGTTTATGTTCTTGCGGAAATTGGAGTGAGTTCTTAAATCGAGTCTCGCGGCGCGGTGATATTGCAGGCAATAAAGAATATATCAAACAGGGTTTTAAGAATCATAAAAAGGGAGCAAAGTAATGAACAGTTTAGACATTTTTCAATTCTTGCTATATCCGTTACTAGCCTACTTTGGTTATACCTTAGGATTTATTGACGGCAAAGATAAGGGCAACATCGAAGGCCGCAAAGCAGTTCGCAAGCAATTCGAGCAGGCCGGCCGATGAATGCTGGAGATTTCTGCATTGAGGCAAAAGCAATCATTCAAGATCGTGGCATGCAATACGGTCACCCAACAGACAATATGCAGCGAACCGCACGCCTTTGGAGCGCATACCTCGAACTGCCAATTACTGATTATCAGGTGGCGAGTTGTATGGCATTGGTCAAACTTGCACGAAGTATGGAAGGCGGAAAGGTCGATACATACGTCGATTTTGCAGCCTATGCAGCCATAGCCGGGGAACTACACACACAGGAGAATGAGTTATATGTTTGATCTATCGCAGTACGAGACAGTGGACGAAAGAATCCACACGTTTTACGAGCAAAACCCGGTTGGTAAAATAACCACCGAGATATTGGAGTTAAAGGATGATTTCGTCGTTATCAGAGCAAGCGTTTTCCGTGAGCATGAAGATACGTTGCCGGCTGCTACAGGCATATGTGACGGCTCTCGTAAAGATCGTGGAGTGGACGCTAACTTTTGGATTCCTAATGCAGAGACGAGCGCAATCGGCCGCGCTCTCGCTAATCTTGGCCTCTCAGCAAAGGGTGCTAGGCCTTCACGATCCGAAATGGAGAAGGTTCAAGCAGTAAGCGAACCAAAGCCTGCTGCAACTACCTTTAAAGAGAAGTTAGCAGAGAAGATCACAGTAGAAAACGTTGAAGATCCATGGACAGTTAAAAAGGTCGATGCTGCACCTGCTGCTGCTATGTCGGTAGATGAGGTTGCTAAAGCCATAGGCGCTAAAGTGCTAACAGATGATCCTACTTGCAAGCATGGTAATCGAATCTGGGCTACTGGCGTGAGCAAGGCTGGCAAGCCATGGGGTCACTGGAAATGCGACAATCGCCCAGGTAATGGGGAACGATGGGCAGAGATCGAGAAGTGCGATCCGCTTTGGTATGACATATCACCTTCCGGCACCTGGCAACCACGAAAGGCCTGATCATGGGAAAACTCTATTTTAAGAATCTCGACAATGAATGGGAGCAGTTTCCAACCGACGAGGATCTGGAAGCAGCACGCAAATCAGCCGATGACCTAGAGGACTTGGGTTTCCGTATCATCTGCCAGA